TTTAGTGCTGGTAATTTTGGCACAGCCATGAGTGGAATGCACCACGCAAATTCCTTACTTGCTAACAGGTTTAAGAGTTCAACCTGTGGTCACTCACACAAGAGAGACTTAAAGTTTAAAGATGCAGCTGGTGCTATAGGTCTAGTAGCTGGTTGCTTTAAAGGTGCTGATGAATCTTGGGCTGGTCAAGCTAACCTAGACTGGTGGTCTGGGGTAGTAGTCAAGAGAGAAATACAGAATGGGTTCTACGAACCAGAGTTTATTTCTTTGGCTTCACTTCGTAAAGAATACGGTTGACTATACCGTGATAAATAATATAACTAGGAGTTTCTGCCAATGAAATTTGAGGCTAGACTTGTCTTAGAGGTAGATCCTGGAGCTAACTTTTTAGAGGTATCAGACACTAATTGTTGTGTGGAAGTACTGGAGTTGCTTGAGGATTTAATTTATGATACTGATGATATTGTCATCCTAAACTGTGAGGTAAACACTTATGACTAAAATTTCTATCAACGATAAAGAGTATGACTCAGAAGACTTAACTAAAGAACAGACAGATCTTGTTAACTTACTTAACCTGGGTCAGAACTCTCTTATCTTATTCAACCACATGGTTAGGTGTACTCAGTCTGTACAGCAGATGAAGACTGAAGAACTAAAGACTTCTCTAGAAGGTAGGCCGACCATATCAGACGTAACTAAAAAACAGGCAGACGACATAAAGAAGTCATTGGACGCTGATACTAATGCTAAGTGATGTTGACCTAGACGCTATGGGCTACTACAAGATGGTAGACGGCAACAGGTATAGCCTTGATCCATTTGAGTGGTACAGTGAATGGGTTGAGGCTAAGATTTTAACTGAAGGACATGATCGTTTAGTTGAGAATACACTTGGACTTGTAGGTGAGGCAGGGGAGGTAGCTGAAAAGGTTAAGAAACTAATACGTGACAAGCACAAGTTTACTCCTGAGGAGATTGCTAAGGAGATAGGTGATGTCTTTTTCTATGGCGTAGCCCTTGGTACGATCTTTGGTTACGGACTTGGAGACATCATCAGACTGAACGTTGAGAAGTTAGATGGACGTGAAGCCAGGGGAACCCTAAGGGGTAGTGGCGACAACCGATAGTAGAACATACACAACAGAAAGATAACAACATGAGCAACAACTACTTACCAACAGACTACCAGTCATTTATACACAAGTCACGTTATGCACGTTGGCTGGACAAAGAAGGAAGGCGTGAGACTTGGGGTGAGACAGTAGCACGATACATGGAAAATATTGTGTATCCTTTAGCTGGCAAAGACTCTTACGTCAAAGACATTGAACAAGCCATACTAAGCCTAGATGTAATGCCATCTATGCGAAGTTTAATGACGGCTGGCCCTGCAGCTATGCGTGATAATATATCAATGTATAACTGCTCTTACATAGCTGTAGATGATAAGCTAGCCTTTGATGAAGCTATGCACGTTCTCATGTGTGGTACTGGGGTAGGCTTTAGTGTTGAGCGTCAGTACGTTCAGAAGCTACCTGAAGTTCCTGAGTTGTTTGACAGTGAGACTAACATAGTTGTTAAGGACAGCAAAGAGGGTTGGTCCAAGGCTCTCCGTCAAGTGATTGCGCTACTGTACATTGGTGAGATACCTACGTGGGACGTGAGTAGGGTACGTCCAGCTGGCGCAAGGCTCAAGACATTCGGAGGTAGGGCATCAGGCCCAGCGCCACTGATCGACTTGTTTAACTTTACAATTAAAACATTTAAGGATGCACAGGGGCGAAAGCTCTCATCTATAGAGTGTCACGACATCATGTGTAAGATAGGTGAGGTAGTAGTCGTAGGTGGTGTACGTCGTAGTGCTATGATTTCATTGAGTAATCTGTCTGACGATAAGATGCGACACGCTAAGTCAGGTGCATGGTGGGAGAACAATCCACATAGAGCACTAGCTAACAACTCTGTGGCATACTCTGAGAAGCCTGACAGTCTATCATTCATGCGTGAGTGGACGGCACTGGTTGAGTCAGGCTCAGGTGAGCGTGGTATCTTCAACCGTGAGGCAGCTAAGAAGCAAGCAGCTAAGAATGGTAGGCGTGATGCAGACCATGACTTTGGAACAAATCCTTGTAGCGAGATCATATTACGCAGTGGTCAGGTGTGCAATTTAACGGAGTGTGTAGTACGTGCGACAGATAATCTTGCAGACCTTGAAAGAAAAGTTCGTATCGCTACGATCTTGGGTACTATTCAATCTACCTTCACGAAGTTCCCTTACTTGCGAAAACTGTGGCAGCGAAATACCGAAGAGGAACGCCTGTTGGGTGTGTCACTCACGGGGATAATGGACAACCCACTACTCACAACAGCTAACTCAGGCCTGGATCAAACACTTGAGCACCTACGTTCTATTGCTGTCTCGACTAATGCTGAGTGGGCTAAGCGTCTTGGCATCCCTGCCTCTACTGCAATCTCGTGTGTTAAGCCGTCAGGAACGGTATCACAATTGGTGAATAGCGCATCGGGCATACACTCTCGCCACTCGCCCTACTACATCCGTACTGTACGTGGTGATAACAAAGACCCACTTACACAGTTTATGATGGATCAAGGCATACCCCATGAACCAGACGTAATGAAGCCAGACCAGACTACTGTGTTTAGTTTTCCTCAGAAGGCTCCAGACGGTGCGGTATGTACCAAAGATACTACTGCCATAGATCAGCTAAAGATGTGGCTAATGTATCAACGGCATTGGTGCGAACATAAACCTAGCGTAACTATAAATGTACGTCCAGACGAATGGCTTTCTGTAGGAGCTTTTGTGTACGAGCACTTTGATGAGATGTCAGGCGTTTCGTTCCTTCCATTCCATGAGCATACATACCAGCAAGCACCTTACCAAGACTGTAGTAAGACTGACTACGATACCTTGCTGTCTTGTATGCCAAGCTCAATTGATTGGGAGAAACTATCTGAGTATGAGCAAGAAGATAATACAGCAGGTAGTCAAACATTAGCGTGTTCTGGCGACAGCTGTGAAATTGTAGACCTAACTTAAGGAGAGTATCCTATGGCTTATGTTAAAAGAAATGCTCAGTCCTACCTTGAGGGTACGTCAGCAGAGCAAGAGTTCGCAGCACTAAGAGGTGACAACTTTGTACGTAAGTCCACCAAGGACGAAGACATAAACGAACACTGGGACTTACTAGACAAAGAGTTTGGACGGGTAGACGTTAAGGCAGCTAAACGTTTCTCTCGTTCAAGCGAGGTAACCTACACTATCTGGTGGGAACTAAAGACTGTGAAGAGGCCACCCGACTGGCAACCAGCTAAGGGGTGGGGTGTTCCTAATGGTATCAATAGATTTATTGCAGTCAGAGGTGAGAAAGCTTTCTACTTGATAGATCCTGACAACATCTACTTAGATCTACAGAAGAGGTGTACTGAGTACTACAAGGGTGACTTTGGTTTGTATGGTAGGCAAGATCGTGGAGACCTTATGACTATACTACCACTCGACTACGTAAAGGAAAACTCTAAACACGTTGTCCCTGTCTATTGACACAGCTACACTAAGGTAGTACAATTGCTTTTAATATGGAGGAATATCTTTAATGAAAAAGAAGTACGGTATCTGTAGTGTTTGTGATAGTTACTTACAGGAAGACTCTGTATGTCCTGAATGCGACATTGATATAACTCCTGTCTTTGACCCAGTAGAAAAACCTTATCACTACAACCACACCGATGGTATAGAATGTATTGATTATATAAGGCAGGTCTTAGGTGTTGATGGTTTTATAGCCTACTGTCGTGGTAACGTAATGAAGTATAATCATCGTGCCTTCTACAAGGGTAACCCAACAGAGGACATGAACAAAGCTGCATGGTATCTTAACCAAGCTAACTTAGCTCTTAAAGAAAAACATAAGTAGCATGACAGAACTAGACAAAAAGAAAACCCTTGAGCAGGAAGCGCAAGAGTTTATTAAGACTAATATAGAAGGTGTTCCTCTACCCTTTGTACAGTTAGAGGATTACTATGCTGGTTGTGCACTGTCTGGTTTACTAGCATCTGGTAAGTACTCAAGCTCAGACGACATAGTAGACGAAGCTTACAGGTACAGTAGTCGAATGATTAGTAACAAGAAATAATAAAAGACTTAACCCCCAGCTAAACACTGGGGGTTTTCTTTATCATCTTTCAACTATGTCAAAGTCTTCTCCTTCAGCCTCAGCTCTTATTTGCTTTGCTCTGTTCATAATAACCATACGCCTGTTCAACTCTTCAAGTATGTCCTCTGAATCAGCTAGATACTCTTCTGATGTAGTAAAACCAAGTGTTTCAGCAGCCATATTAAATATTTCTGCGCCTACTTCCTTACGTTTTAGCAAGTAGTTATTACGTATAAAACCTCTAGCTTGTATTGGTTTATTAACCATCATTTCTTGAAAGCCTTCAGTTATTACTTCTTTCTTTTGACCAATAAAAGATTTTACAAAACCTTCTAAAGCTTTCTTCTTAATAGAACTAGCTCTGTCACCTAGACTTTCATCAGATGACATTTCGTCGTAGGTATTATTGTTTCCAAATGAAATTTCTGCGTCCTTCCTCCACGCTTCAAATGCTTTAGGTAGAGACTTAGACAACTCATACCTAAGAACATAATCAATAGTGGAATTAGTAGCTGTTCTATTACTATACATTTCATACTCTTCTATGTACAGTTTGTTCATCTCACGCTGTAGGCCTGTCATAGGTGGGTTCTGCTGGAAGCCAGAGAACTGCTTAAGCAATGGGTTCATCTTACCTATAGGTGATGAGTTAAAAGGTGAGTAGTAACTGATGTCGTTCTTAGGGTTTCCTGTGAATGACTGTGTATACTGTAGAGTATCTAAGTCCACCATAAACCTTG